CGCCGTAGGCCGCGTCAGCACCCGAGCCGAACGCAGCGTAGCTCACGCCATCCCAGGGGACGAAGCGGTCCCCAGCGCCCGTGAAGACACTGAGGTTGCCTTGAGTGTCCACGAGGACCGCAGTGAAGTCCTTGCCCTGCGGAGGCATCGTTCCCCCGTCAGCTTCCTCAAGCCACTCGATCAGGGGCTTCTCCAGCATGTCCTCGCCAGCGAGAGCGAACAAGGCACCATCAGAGAGCTTCGTGATCTTCTTGCAGTTGTCTTGGACGATCAGTTGCCCAATCGTCACCCGACCGTCAGCCGCCATCACGCCGTCTCGATAGACGATGGTCGTCATGCGTAGGGACAGCCCTTACAGCGCGACACGACCGTCTTGTGACAGCAGGTATCCCTGAAGCCGCTCATCAGGTTGGTGACATACCAGACGTTCTTCTTCAGGTCCTCCAACGAGCCTTCGTTGTAGATGTTGAAGTCGAAGTCATGGTTGTCCAGCAAGCCCTCCCCGATGCTCGTGTCACCACGAGGATCACCAGGGCGATGGATACGGATGCACTTGCCACCCATCCGCTTCAGCATTGCGAACTCGTTGGGGAAGCGCATGTCGTCGAAGATCACGCTGTAGGACTTCAGAGCGTGCTTGGCGCGCTGTTCAGCCAGCTTGGTCCACAGGTCTGCATGGATCAGGTCCCGGCCCCACTTGGTGCCAAGGGTCTGGAGCATGTAGCGTAAGGTGACGTTCAGCCCAGGAATGGGCGCGTTGTCCTTCCGCTCATCAGCCAGCCATCGCCGAAGCTCTGCCTCGCCCTCAGGGAAGAAGGGAGCCGCCACGGCGATGACGCACTGATAGAGAGGTTCAGCGAACGACTGGGTGAGCCCGAAGAAGCGCTCCGTGAGCATGGAGGCTACCGTGGACTTCCCCGAGCGCATGTCGCTGCTGTAGAGACCGATGAGGACTGGCTTCACCGATTGCCCTTCCAAGCCCACACGAGCGAGGCAACAGCCACGATGACCATAGAGGAGCCGAAGCAAATCTCCATGAACATCAGAACGTCTCCTTCAGCGCCACTTCAAACGTGGTCGCGTTCTCAGCGTCCTCAGCAGCCGCCACAAGCGCCTTGAACTCCTCAGGCACCCGAAGCTCCCAGCCAACGTACTTCTGGCTCAGGCGCACATAGCGCTTCAACGAGCGACGAACGCCGTCAACGCTCTCAGCCCTCGTGAGGGTGAGGACTTGGTTGGTGCGGTCGAACTCGTAGGCAGGCGTGTAGGTCACGCCCAGGCAGTCAGCGCCAATCTGGCACAGGCCGAAGTCCACCCGCTCGATGATGCCAGCGGAGTTGAAGTCCGGTGCAAGCTGGATGAGGTTGAGTTCAGGCTGACCTTCCGTGCTGAGGTAGGTCGTGGTGCCCTCAACTTCGTTCGCAGCGCCGTCCATGTACTGACCATTGCACTGGGTCCTGTAGAAGTAGCCCAGCTTCGCCAAGCTGTCCTCAAGAGCACTGAAGGCGAATTGGTCTCCTGTCTCCGTGAAGAACACGTCGAGGTCCTTCACTTGCCGCTGGTTGTCGAAGTCGCGGATAGCGCCACCAGCGAGGTACGCCGATGGCAGTACGGAGCGAACGCGCTCCATCGTCACCACCCACGCTGTAGGTAGTTCAATACGTCTGTTCAATGCAGTGTCACCCAGTTGCCGGTTTCGTCACGTCGCGTGAGAGCGACCAGTGTTTGTATGGTCACGGGACCTTCAATGGTCGCCGTGTCTTCCTTGGCTTGCGTGATGGACTGATAAGGCCCGTCGTAGGCTCCATCAGGTGTCACGAGCCAGTAGCCCTTGCGGATGCTCAAGACTTCTCCTCGTAGCCAGCCACATACTTCAGGTGGTCAATGGCTTCGCTAATGACGTTGCCTCCATGGAGGCCCAGCGCTCCCAGCGCACTCTCCAGCTTTCGCAACTTCGGAATGATGCGATGACGGTTGTGCTCCAAGTCCTTTCGCCACTGTTCTGCGTAGAAGGCGTCACGTTGATCGCTGTAGTGGCTCACTTCGGTCCAATCTCCTTGATGATGGTTTCGATATCTCCGAACAGCCCTGCGTGAGCCGCCGAGCGTCCCCACTGGGTCTTCACCCTTGCGATGCGGCTGTTGTGCGCCATGAGCCAGTGACGGAGCCAATGGGTCTCGAAGGCCGCTGAAGCCGCCTGAGCGGCCTCAACGATCATCGCGTAGCCCTTAGCGTTCTTCACGCTTCCACTTGATGAGGTTACGTGTGTGGATCACGAGCATCATCCCATTGACCGGGAGGAGGCCCCACAGGCTCTCGTGGATCATCAGGAGCCACCAAGGCACTTGGGCCAAGATACCAACGATGGGTCCGCTCAGGCGCTTGCTGCCATAGAGCCAAGACCCAAGAATGGTCAGGGCAGAGGCAGCGATTTGTAGATACAAGCCATACGTCATGCGTCACGGCTTCGGTTTGATGACGGCGATAGCAGACGTGAAAACCTGCTCAGGTCCCGTCACTTCATCCCCAATGTGCCTGATGGTGCTGACGACCAACCCGTCATCGAACAGCTTGCGAGCGAACGTGCGCTCTTGCTCTCGCTGAACAATGTCGATCAGGCGCTCCTTGCCGATACGCATTTGCTCCGGGTACGGAGGCAGGACGTAGTTGGCTTCAAGGATCACGCGGCGCTCCTTGCGGATAGCCACGTAGCCATTGGTCCTCAGGACGTTCTTGCAGTGCTCTAGGTAGGAGGCGTCCAAAGGATTGGCTCCTTCTTCTTCGCGTCCCAGTCCTCGTTGCGGAGGATGCGAGCCAGCCGAGCTTGCTTGATGGCGTCCTCGACCGTGAAGCCTCGCTCCTCGTATGCCTTGCGAACGTTCTGCCAAAGCGCCAGGGGGACCTCATGGTCCGGTACACGCTCAGGGTTCGCAGGGTCACGAGGGATGGAGAGGATGATCTTGGCCTTCACAGGTCCGACCGCTGGCAAGCCAGGGTAGCCATCCGCAGTGTCGCCCACGAGCACCTGATAATAGAACCACCAGTCCGCAGTGGGCTGGTCGATCTTCTGGAGCTTCCCGCCCTGCCACAGCGTGCAAGGGATGGTCTTCATGTCCTTGTCTTCGGACACGAGGATGGTGTTGGCGTCACGGCTGGCGAAGATCCCCAGCACGTCGTCCGCTTCCAACCCAGGATGGCTGAAGAACGGCCACGTCTCGCAGGCGCGCTTCACGACCTCGTTGTAGCACGCAGGCTTCCGCGTACCCTTGCGGTTAGCCTTGTAGGTCTCATCCACGTCGTAACGGAAGTTGCGCCCCTCAGAGAGGCACAGCAGCACGTCATCGGTCTCGAAGCGGGTGGTCAGTCGGTCAATCGCGCGCTCGACACCAGCGAAAGCCTCGCCAGCGTCAGAAGTGACCGTGAAGGTGTCTCCATCGGTCTCATCGCCGGACACAGAGGCCCAGCATATTTCCCTCTCGACCGCTGCACACTGGCGATAGATCACCAAGTCAGCGTCGATCAGGAGCTTACGTTTCTTCAGTTACTTCTCCTTCGGTCTTGTACCTACCCGCCTCGCAGGGGTACGCTTCAAACCGGCCTCTGGAGCCGATCAGTTTGCATTTGGAGCACAAGCGCCACCCACGCTCCTTATCGAACGGAACAGTGTTGTGCCCCACCCCACTCACCGATAGATGCTGACTTGCAGCCACGTCCGAGGGTCCATCATCGTCATGAAGAAGATGTAGAGCAGCATCAGAGGTTCTTTTCGATGTACTTGGCGATCTTCTTGAACGAAGCACCTTCGTCGTCGTTCATGCGGATCAGCGTGCACATTTCATCGTGGCTGATGCCGAACTTGTCCCGACCGCCTTGGTCAAGGTCCCCGTGAGAGCCAACGGTCACTGTGCCTGCGTGGACGTACTTGTCTTCGTCGTTCCATCGCGAGTTCGCTGGGAGGTCACACAGGACACCCAGGCAGCAGAACGACGGCTTCTTCTTCCCTTCAACAAGGCGAAGGGTGCCTTGCGTCTGCTTGTAGGCCCCGCGCCGCAGAGCTTCGATCCACTTCTTCTTCCAATACTTCTTCACGTTAGACCTCGCTTTCGTTGATGAGGCACCTACCCGTGACCGTGATGAGCCATTGACGGCCATACAGTCCCTTGGAGATGCGAGTTGAGATGAGACCCTTGGAAGCAGCCAGCGCCACGTAGGGCGCGTTCTGCCTCGCAAAGTCACATGAGAGCGTGAACGGTGCCCGCCAAGCTCGACGGAGCACCCTCAGCACTAGTTGGTCGTCAGTGGCACTCTGCCCAATTCCGACCGATCTTGTATTCGCTCGCGAGTGGCACTCGGAAGCCGAGCTTGACGCCAGCCTCTTTGGCACACGCAACGAGCGTTTGACCGACTTCTTCTGCAATGCTTTTCCTACAGGCCACTTGGACCTCATCGTGAACCCACGCCATGAACCAGAAGTCCCTGCCCCACACGTAGCCCTTAGCGATCAGGGCCTCGTAGGAGGAGATGATCCATTCCTTGCACAGGATGGCTTCGATACTGGAGCAGGCGAAGTTGAGAGCGGAGTGGTCGGAGCGACACGGCACGAGGCGACCATCAAGACCCGGTAGGTGGTTCTTGAAGTGCTTCATGCACCCCTTGAGCTTCGCGTGCAGCTTCCCGAGCTTCAGCTTCTCATCGAAGCTCTTGCGGACGGCACTACCCACTGCTTTGTCACTGTATAGCTTCCCATCAGGTCGCTTGAAGAACTTGTCGAACAGGTATCCCCATTCCGGGTTCTTGTTCCTCGCAGTGATAAGACAGTCGCGAACCACTCGACCAGACTTCGGAGGGAAGCAGCCAAACAGGTACGAATACCCAAACGTCTTGGCTCCCTTCTCACGGAGAATGTTGTGGAGTTCGGAGTGCTTGTCGCGAGGCTCATCCTCTCCCACGAGACCCATTGCTTGAGTATGGGACCAGTGTACGTCTCCGCTAGTGACAATGGCACTGTAGGCTCCTCCGTCCAGTGGGTGCAGTAAGTGGGCCAGGGCTCGTAGCTGGAGGCCGCTCATGTCGGCTCCGACTTGAACAATCTCCTCGCCGTCCTCTGTGGTCATCCCATTGGGACCGAACGCCGAGCGGCACTCATGACCGTAGGGAGACTTCGAGGCAGGCACCTGACCCATGTTCGGGCTGAAGTGGCTTGCACGACTATGGACGGTCCCCATAGGGTCCATCGCGCCGTGCATCCTGTCATCGTCCGCTATCTTCTTGAGCCACGCGTTGTCGCCGTCAGCGATCTGGCCCAGGCGCTTGTCCAAGAGTAGGTACTCAACGAGCTTCGACGCCTGCGGGAAGTCATCCGCCATGCTCTCCAGCACGTCGTCATCCAGCTTGGCCTCCCCGCTCTCGGTGAAGGCTTCAGGCTCCCAACCAAGCTCCTTCAGCTTCTTGATGCTGTGGCGGCGGCTCGACGGGTTGAACGTGACCTTCTCAATCTTCGTGAGCGGGTAGCCCTTGAAGACCTTCTTGTGGACTGGAGTACCGAACTGGTCCTCACAGGTGTAGGTGTCGTACTCGCCCCAGTACCCCGCCTTCGTGTCAGCCCGCTTGGGCGTCCACGTCTGCGCTATGCCGTTCACGAGCGACTTCTTGATGGGCTCGTACCAGCTTCCGAACTCTGCGATGAGTTCCTTGCCGATGACCTCTTGCTTGCTGAGGAGCATCACATGAAGCGCCTCAAGCGCCTTGCGGTCCACAGGGAAGCCAGCGGTCTCCATCATCCTACAGAGCCGAGCCACCTTGTGCTCACGCTCGATAGCGTCCTGAGAGTAGGCGTCAGGCTTCAGCCAGTCCCACAAGGCGTCCTGCACGTCCACGTCGCTCTCGCAACGCTCACCCATCTCGGGTGTGTAGACGGACCAGTCCTCAATGTCGGCATGGAGCTTCTGGACGCCCAGGCGGTAGCCCCAGGCTTCGATGCTGTGCTTCCCGTGGAGCTTGCCAGGGAGGCGGCCAGCCTTCACGAGGCCCGTGTCGCTGTCCTTCTGCCCAGGGCGCATGGTCTTGGCGACCACGTAGCTGTCTGTGGCCTTGTTGAACTTGAACTTGTGTAGCTTCTCCAGCACGGCGAAGTCGTAGCCAATGCCGAAGTGCGCTATGACCTCATCAGCGTTCGAGAGCAGCGTGAGCCCGTCGCGGATACGGTCAGGCCCGAAGGCGAACTTCTCCTTGGTGTCCACGTCCTTGGCATGGATGCAGTGGACGCGGGTAACGGTGTCAAGGAAGCCATCCGCCTCGATATCGAAGTGGAGGCGCTTCACGTCTTCTCCACGCCGACGTAGACCTCGTTGGCGACACGAGGCAGGACCTTGATGACCCCGCCCATGCTCTCGACGCGGAGCCAGAGCATCCCGTGCGTCAGGCCCAGGTGGACCTTGCCACCATCAAGCTCGAAGGCCGCGAAGCCGTACTTGCCCAGGTCGAACTCAATCGCCTTGTCGCCGTAGCCGCCTTGGAAGACCTTCACGCGCTCCTCCGCTCTTGGCAGTTGCGCCACGTCGTCTCAAGGTCTCCACCCACGCACAGGCGGATGGGACGCTTCTTCGTACCCTTGAGGACCTTGAAGCCCCTTGGGTACTTCACCGTGCATTGAGGTCCTGCAAACGCAGGCGCGCTCATGCACAGCGCCAGCCCGAGGGCTAGAACCGTTGTCGTCAGTTTCATTTCTTCCTTTTGCGCTTGGGGCTTGAGAGCTTCGAGACAACTAACTGGACTGATGGGCGTGTCATATCGACCTCCATCATGGCGTGTTCGTATCCAACGTCATCGAAGCCCGGCCACTTCTTGTGGACGATGGTGTTCGTCACGAGCGGATGGGGACAATCAGCGAAGAATGGGTCCGCTGCTCGCTGCTCTCGCAGTATGCGAACCAGCGTGAGGTATCGGACCTCCGCAGCGTCGTAGACCTCATCCGTCACGTCGTAGTCCTTGAAGCGTGATGAGTGGACGTACTCAGGCTTGTAGTAGGCGACCTTCCATTCGATCAGTCGCCAGCCGAGAGCCGTGAACTCCTGCTCCTCAGCGCTCGAAGACAAGGGCGTAGTCCAGCCCACCATTGAACGTGATGATCTGGCTAGGCTGGCAGATATCCCACCAAGCCTGCACGCTCATCAGGCGCTCATCTCCGAACGTCGGTTCGTCGTAGAGGCCAGGAACGTAGTGGACTTGCACCCGAGCGCTCTTGTGGACGCGGATGACTTCGCGGATGGTCTCATCGTTGAAGTGCTCCAGCATCCCGTGACTGTGAACCACGTCAGCACGAGCCGACAATGGATCAATGGCGCTCCTCTGAAACACAGTCACGTTGTCCTGAGCGAGGCGTGACTTGGCTACACCAACCATCTCAGGGTCAATGTCGGAAGCGCAATACTCGACACGACCGACCACCACGTCAGGACCAACGAGGGCCTTCGTGATGGTGCCAGTGCCGCAGCCAATCTCCATCACGAGGTCTTGGCGACGAATGCGGGAGTTGATGGCGTTGATGAAGGGCGCGTAGCGCTTCTTCGCGTACTGAAGATAATCATGGCCCTCACGGCCAGCGTAGAATGACTTCCAAGGGCTCATGATGCTCCTAGAGCGTTACGTCGAACCCAGTTGGCGCTCGTAGCCAACCAGTCGATCTGTTGTAGACAAGCGTGTCAGCCACGCCCGTATCGCCGGTCTCACGGCACTTCAGGACGCGGATAATCATGGTGTCTCGTTGCTCGTCTTCCGCCTGCTGGTCGCGTTCGGCGGCGATGACGTTGAACGACAGTTGCTCCAGGGCTGCGGAGCCTCTGAGGTCGCTCAGGCTGATGATGGAGCCCTCGTTGAAGCTCTTGTCCTTGGCGCGCTTGAGATGGACGATGGCAACGATGCCCACGCCAGTCTCCTGCACCAGCGAAGCCAGCTTCGTCATGAGGATATCAATGTCCTTGCGTTCGCCTTCGCTGCTGCTTTCCATGCCACTCGTCACGATGCTGATATGATCTAGGAAGATGAAGTCGCACTTCTCGACCGTCGCCATGTAGCGGAGCTTGGCGAGCAGGTTGGCTTGCTCCAGCGAACCGAAGTGGTTGTAGAAGCACATGCGCTTGTGAACGACTTCGGAGGTCGCCGCCGTCCACTGCTCCCGTGTGATGATGTTCGGGTTGGCACGGAGCCGCCCCAGGGGCACTTCACAGTGGAGAGCCACGTAGGCTTGCGCGGTCTTCTTGTTCTGCTCCTCAAGGAACACGTTGCCTATCTTGAGGCCGTGCGTCTGGTGGAGCATGTAGGCCCACTGGCGAGCGATGGTGCTCTTGCCGATGCCTGAGCCAGCCGTGAGCAGCGTTAGCTCTCCCTTGCGGAGACCCAGCAGCTTCTCACTGAGTTCGGGACAGCCTTCGATGCTGTACCCAGGCTCCGTGGCCTCCATGAGGTCGTCAACGCTGAAGTCCTCACCTGATACGATGCCATCAGGTCTCCATGGCTTCGCGTTCCAGAACGCAGACACGAGCGCCGCAGCGCCTTCCTTCACGAGGACTTCGTTGGCGTCCTTGTGTGGTAGGACAGCGACCGAGACCTTGCCGATGGGCAGGACCGCAGCAGCTTCCTCAGCGGCTTGGCGTCCCGGCTCATCCTGATCGAACATGAGGACGATCTTCTTGAAGCCGTCCAACCACTCGTAGTAACGCTGGCAGTTGTAGGCCGCGTCCTTGCTCCCATTCGGGAGGGAGACGACCGCGTACTTGTGCTTGAAGGCTTGGCTGACGCTCAAGGCATCAATCTCACCCTCCACGATGACCACGCTGAGGTCGCCCTGAGCGCGCCACATGCCGTAGAGGGGCATGTCCTTGCTGCCGTTGATGCACTGGAATTTCTTGCCAGCGCGCCTGATCTTCTGAGCGACTAGATCACCGTCAACGTCGCGGTAGTTGGCTATGTGGCACTTCTCATCCACATTGATCTGGTAGCCCCACTTCTCCAGCGTCTCGCGTGTGAGCCCTCTGTCTTCGAGGTCCGCATAGATGCCGGTCTTAAAATCTGCTCGTGACGTGGTACGCTTCTCCTTCGTTGGCTCGAACTCGTCTGAGCCCTTCTCGTGGTGCCCGCACCCGAAGCAGAAAGCTCCGCCATCCGCTCGACGTGAGAGGTTGTCTTTGCTTCCGCACTTCGGGCAGGGTTCGTGATAGAGATGAGGGCTGCTCTCGCGCTCCTTAGAGCGGTGCTTCAACGTAGTAGTAGCGCGTGTACTTCTGGCCGTCCTCAGCGCGCTTCTCGACGCTGTTGATGGAGAAGCCAGCTTCGCGGAGGTCGAAGATTTGTGCGGCGAGGCGCATGGTCCCGTAGGTGTTCATCGCTTCGAGCGGCGAGATGCTGCCGCGCTTGCGAATGTGCTTGAGGATCGTCATGCCGAGCGGCTTCAGATCGTCTTCGCGGGTGTCGCGTTGGGTCAGTAGGGTAGCAACTGCGTTCATGTCAGTCCTCGATCTGTGAGCCAGGAATAAGCCAGCGAGCGTGCTCAGTGATTTCGCCGTCAGGGCCGAAGCTGGCGAACACGATGTAGTCGCCGTCCATCGCCCAGTGGTGGGTATAGAAGTGGTGGTGCATCAGTGCTTCACTCCGAGCAGCCGTAGAGCGCGCTTGACCTTGCGAGGATCAATCGTGTTGGCGTAACGGCTCTTGAGCACCTTGCCGTCGCTCGTGATGACCACTTCCGCCAATTGCACGGCTTGCATGGGCAACTGAGCGAGCTTGTTGACTACAATCACCATCAGCGCTTGCCCTTCTTCGGCTTGTTGGCAGGAATGAACGCGACCTCGCCGCCTGTCATGGCCTTGAAGCGCTTCTTCGCGTCTGCGTAGTTCGTGCCCTGCACGGTCACTTCGCTGCCAGCGATAGCGAACTTGAAGGGCTGCATATGCTTGCGCATGTGCGGACGTGTGGCTTCAATGTCGTGGTCCTTGGGACGGTCCACGTTGAACAGATTGCTTGAGGTCGCGTTCATGTGTTTTTCCTACTTGGGTTTCAAGTCTTTGAGCCACGCAGGCGGAATGAGACCCTTGTCGGAGTAGGTGAAACCGTGATCGGTCGCCCACTTCGCATAGGTCGTCTTCGAGCCCTTGTAGATTGGCTTCTTCGCGTTCTGAAACACGATGCGAATGTCCAGTTCAGGATGCTGCTCTTTGAGCAGGATCATCTTCTGGCGTTCCTTCGCTCCTGTGTTGTCGCTCATGTGACCGCCGAAGCGGCCCTTGGCTTCAATCAGGATGCGCGTGTTGTTGATCGTGAAGTCGGGAAGGTACTTCGCTTCCCTCGCAGGCACGGTGTAGTGAACCCATTGGCTTTCGTAGCCGTAGGGCACACCGGCCTCATCGAGTTGGTCCGCAACCTTCTTCTCTAGAAGCGAGCGATACCGAGCCTCAATGAGGATCGGCTTGCTTGCCATCAGAGCTTGAAGGCGTCGTCACCAGCGGGAGTGTCGGTATCGTCGTCAGCGGGAGTGTCACCGCTGTCTTCACCGTCACCGAACGACGTGTTCGGCTCGTACTCATCGGCGTCGAAGCCGTCTTCCGCAGCACCGAAGGCCGCGTTGGCGTCGAAGCCTTCCGAGAGCTTGATGACGCGGACAGCATCCGGCCACAGGCTCACGCCGCGCTTCGCACCCTTCTCCCACGCTGCAATGACGCCAGCGATACGGAGGAGAGAGCCGCCGCGAATGGTGATGCCAGCCTTGAGGGGCTTGCCCTTCGCGTCAGTGAGTTGCGGTTTCTTCTTGGGGGATTTGAAGTTGAACGCAATCGCGCCCTCCTTCGTTTCCTTCCACGGCACATGGACGTTCTTCTTGCCAGCGAAGTAGGTGTCGGCAACGGCCTGAATGGCCTCTTGGAACGTCTCGGTATAAGCCTCGTCGGCAGTCGCTTCGGTCTTATACTTGCCATCGGCGTATTCGCCCTTCGTGTCGGGCTCTGACAGCTTCGGGTAGCGAGCGGTCATGACTTCGGTGACGAAGGGGACGTACTTGAACTTCTTGTCAGCCATTATGCTGAGGTATCTTTCCTTTCGGGTATCGAGAGCACTCCAACGCCTCAGAGGGCTGGAGGAGTGAAGGTGTGGGGCTCTCACCCACTGCGGCCTGTTCGCCTCTACCACCTCTCCTACGGAAAGCGGGTAGTCCACTCACCCGAGTTTGTTTATCGACGTTACGGGTTTAACAGCCTTGCGGCTCGTCACTGAGCGCCCGGGGTAACTAACTATCCCGCGCCACGCTCAATCAGTCGAAGCGCGCGGTCCATGGCATTGGCTGGCCCGTCGCCATTCAGGGGACTTGAACCCCACCAATCATTCCCACGCCGCGCGCTGTTGGTTACGCTGCTTCGCGAGTGACCGTGAAGCGAGCGAGATGCACGCTGCGTATCTCGAAGACGGCGATCTGATCTTCCGTCTCGTTGAGGCGCAATATCTCCTCCGCATGGGCGTCAGCGGCCTCAAGGGTCTTGTAGGCGTGCCCAGTGGGCGTGAAGCCGTCATCGTCGCCTGTGATGTAGGCGGTCATGAAGCGGGGGCGGTCGTTGTCGTCCATCGGCGGCTCCTTCTGGTTATCGGAAGGAGAACCTACCGTGAACGGTTCGGACCCGTCAACAGCTATTTTCGGCAATTCCGAACCCAGGCCGTTGAGGTAGGTCGAATGGCGGACCCTGATCCATTTGGCAGTGTCGTTGTAGTCGTACTCGCGATCCATGTAACGAACCCAAACACGCGAGCCCTCGATCTTGGTGACTTCATGACCCTCTTTGCCCCAATAGGGCTGAGTAACCCAGTCACCCACGCGGAGAGCAGAAGCCTTCAGATACTCAGTCAAAGCCGTGCTCCCTGCGGAAGTTGCGCTCAGTGGTGGGTACGTCAATGCCGAGGCTCATGAGCGCTACGGCAGTGTCGAAGGCGATGGCGCCATCAGTCTCGACTTGGCTGCGCGCCTGAAGGAGCAGGCTACGCAAATGCATATTGGGCATGAAGTACCTCTTTGATGTTGAGAGAGCCGCGAAGCTCCGCGAGTGTGTCTGCCAATTCTGACAGTCGGTCGTTGTGTTCAATCAGGTCACACGTAGCCTGCTGATAGACTTCAGCGAGTACGTCGTGCTGCTCGTACATCTCCACGAAGGTTTCGCGGATGATGCCTTGGAAGCGCGCCGCATGACTTGGCAGACTGCCGAAGCTGTCATGCACCAGTGCGAACTGAGTGATGCCTTCCCTCCGCGCCGCGTTCACTGTGAGAAGCAAATGACTAGCGTCACAAGCATGAACGAAGTTGGGCGCGGAGCCGTTCTTTGCACGGTTCTTGTCGATAGGCTTCTGAGAGCCGGTAGCAATCAGAGGCTCGAAGCGCCTTTGGACAGGCCCGTTAACGCCGTGGTCGTGCATCCATAGCCGCAGGCGCTCAGTGAGAGCTTCGTGGTAGCGATTGCTCCACGGGAGCCCCACAGGCGTTACCCACTCCAAAGGTCTCCCCGCGTGCGCCATGACGCCTGCGAGTTCTTGGAGGTACTTCATCGCCTTCATCGCCAGCGGTAGCTCGTTGGCAATCGTGGTGCTGGCGTGTTGAGCCAGGAAGCGAGAAGCTGCGTGCTGCTCCTTGAAGGTCTTGCCGAACGGATGGTCCTTGCGCTTCTTCTTCAGCACGTCGCGCCTCAGGGGCTCCATCAGGTCCGTCATGTGCTGTTGAGCCATGCCGAAGCCCTTCGAGCCGTAGAAGGTCGTCATCGTGTTGCGCTTGAAGACCTTGCGCCAGTCACCGTCGTAGGCGAGCACCACAGGGGCGATAGGATCACGGGAGAGCGCCATGGCCTTCCGAGCCCCGTCACCAACGAGGGTGTAGAGGTCGCTAGGCTCCTCACGGTTTGTGAGGTTAACCTTCCAGGCGTCCTCTGAGCGTGTAGCGGCGCACAGATGTTGTGCTCCAGAACACGAGCCGTCCCACGAGCACGGTAACGAACAGACGTATTCCGGCCCATAGCTCAGGGCCTTCGTAAGTTCGACGCAAGCTGCAAGGAACAGGAAGGGTTTGTCGGCCTTCGTCCAGAACGCAAGTCCCTCCGTGGATAAGGGTCCACGGGCGTCCCAGTCCTGCATCGCGCAATCGCGGATGCTGTTCAGATTGTCGTCCACCCATTTGATACGTTCCTCGTAAGGGCGCTTCGACACCTTGCCTTTGCTGGTGGGGAAGTCGCCACAGTTCGCCACATGCACCTTGAGCCACTGAATGCCCTCCTCCCCGATGGGCTCACCGTCCTTGAACAGGAACAGCGACCTCACCACGTCTTCACGTTGGAAGTTGAAGGTCGTCAGCGGGTACTCGCGCCCACGCCAATCGAGATTGTGCGGGATATAGAACTGCTCCATGCCTGCGAGAGCATCGGCAGTTACCAAGTCGTCGTCCAGCTTCATGCGGTCGCGGCGAAGAACTCGGTTCTCCTTCTTGACCTCTGAGCGCTCGACACGTGCCAGCTTCTTCTCCTCATCGCTGAGGTCATCCCACTCGCCCTCGATCTTGGGCATGGGGATATCGGTGACTGAGGGAAGCCCCTCGACCTCGACGCCTCGCTGCCTGCACTCCCTGATGACGTTGAGAATGTGCGTGTTGATCCGCCACGGCGTTGCCTGCACGGTGTTCACAGCGTCGAGCGCTGGCTGCATCTGCCCCGACTTGATGGCGGCCTTCACAGCCACGATGGTCTCGCGGTGGCGCGTCCTAATCAGCGTAGCGAGGCGTCGAGCCGTAGGGTCCACAGGCCCACCCTTGTTGAAGTCCGTCCACGGCACAGGGGGCTCATCAGATGGCAGGAAGACTGGGAAGCGGCGTATGTGCTGCTTCAGAGCCTCTTGAGCCTTCTCAGAAGCGCCCTCAGTCACAGCGAGCATCTGTGTGTCGCCGTCGTGGTAGACCTCGAACAGGTCAGGCAGTGTGTATTGCACCACGTCGAGGACAAGGTTGCCCATGGCGACGTGCTCTTTAGGAGCCCAGCGGTTGACGAACGAGAAGCCCTTCTTGCGGGCCAGTAGGCGCGCTGCCTGCACTCGGTACTTCAGGTTCCCGTGCTTCTCCTTCACCCACTGCTCAACCTCCGCTTTGATCTTTGGGTCATGGACCTCAAGCTGATGGCTGAACAGTTCGTTGCGCAGCATGTCGCCAGCGCGCTCACAGATCGCCGTCCAGTTATCCTCCTCAATCACTCCGCGCAGCGCGCAGTTGAGCGCCACGAGGGCGCAGATTTGCTCAGGGAGTTGCTTCAGCAGCGCCAGGGAGTTCTCGGAGGGCGCGGCAACGCCGTTGCTGGCCTTGACTGGCTGCGACAGCATGACCTTGATAGCGGCTGCAAGACGCTCATAGCAGCCCTGCTGGATATGCAGCGCTTCGTTGGTCGCGCCGTAGCCGAAGTTGCGGTTCGTGCGTTCCTTGATGACCTCGAAGCGACGTGCTGCGGCGTCAATCTCAGCATTGGGTAGTTCGGTCTGTTCCATCGAATGCTCGCTTTCTGGCAAAGGTGCGGGCCGGATTGGCTAAGTGATTGTTGTGTTTGGTCTAAAGCTGCGTTTTGTCTGCTTCTGTGTTTGATCTGCGGAAGTTGATTATCTGTCATAGAGGACCCAGGCAATCCGGGCCTCTACGGGGAGACCTTAGTTCTAGCTCTGTTCTGGATTGTCCCCAGGATTGTCACCGCTGATTGTCACCAAGTGCCCTTGGCACCCGTATCCCCTGCGGTCGCTCCGAAGGGGCGGATTGCACTTGTCCAATCAAAATGGGCTTTACTTACAACACACTGGGGGATCAAACACACCTGCATACTGTTCGGTGTGGAACCTAAATCCCCTGCGATGGTGCGCGCGGAGGGACTTGAACCCCCAATTCCGTAAGGAAATCAGAACCTAAACCTGACGCGTATACCAGTTCCGCCACGCGCGCTTTGTCACCAAAGGGGGTAATTGGCACCGCTTTGTCACCCGATTTGTCACCCGGTCAGGGCAACAGTGGATGCCATCTACTACGCCTCTTTTGCGTTGTCTATCCAGTCACTTCACGCTCCCAACAGGGCGCATGTCGATCCAATGCATCGCTTTGATGCGGTCCATAGCGTACACTCCCCTGAGGCGTTCCATCTCCCGTTCACACGCCGCTTCTGTCTTCAACGGGCCGACGATCAGGTACTCCCTGTGGGCGTCATCGAACATAACTATCACCACTTTGTCACCCATCTATGCCTCCTTAGCGTTGTCCACGACCACCACAGGCTTGGGCGCGAAGCCCCCGCCGTTGAGCGCAGCCAGGGCCGTGGCGAACGCAGCGCTGTCCTCGAACACGGCATACCGCTCCGTCATCTTAATGTCGGAGTGGCCCATGAGCTTCTTGAGGACGCTCAGGGGAACCCCGTTCATGACCATGCGGGAGCCGTAGGTGTGCCGTGTGCAGTAGAGGACAGCATCCTCCACCTGAGGCAGTTGGGCGCGCGTGCGCTCCCACAGCCAGCGCATGTAGGGCTTGGTGAGGTCCGTGAACGGTCCCTTCTGGTTGCCCTTGCGCGTCCTCAGGTCCCTCAAAGCCTCTTGAGCCCTGTTGGACAGCGGCACAGCCCTGAAGCTCCCGTTCTTGGTGTCCCAAAATATCGCACGGTCCTTGTGAATGTCGTCCCACTTCAGGGCGGTTCCCTCCGTGTAGGTGCGCGCTCCCGTGTCGATCAGGAACAGGAAGAAGGCCATCTCGTCATGCTTCTCCCAAAGCTGCCAGAGCCCCAGGATGGCTGTCTCCTCCTCGTGGCTGAAGAACCTGAAGCGCCCCTTGTTCTCCTTGAACTTGGGGAACGTCGGGACCTCAGGGAGCTTCTTCGCCACGCGGTTCATCATGACGCTGATAGCCGACTTGTAGCGGTTCACCGTCGAGCCTGCGACCTCCCGCTCATTGAGGAGGTAGGCCAGGAAGTCGTCAATGTTGGACTGCGTGAAGGCGTCGAGGATGCTCATGCCCTCCCCGCACCACGTCACGAACGTCTGCGCGTTCAGTTCGCACTTCGAGCTATCCTTGCCCTTCGACCAGTGCAGCGTGGCCGTCTCCCGTAGGAGGTTGCCCAGCGTGCCAGCGTCAGAGCCCCCAATGCGCTTCTCGGCCTCAGGGAGCGCCTTGCCCAGCTTGAGGTTGGAACGGGCCTGAAGCTCCCACGCCTCGCCCTGTGCCTCCGTGTCGTGCATCCGCGTGTGGCGTTCGCCGTTCACCATGAACTTGGTGATGAACTTGTTGCCCTTTGGGTAGGTGGTCATTGTGTTCAGTCCGTTCTTGTGTTCGATCTAGGTAAAGCCAATCGCGTCACCCGCTCTTGATGATCCTGTCTGCGACGTACACGAAGACCGCCGCGCATACGATGTAGAGCAATAGGCTCACAGCGTTCCTTACTTGCGTGCCACCCACACGTCATACGCCTCAGGGTACTTGCGAGGAGCCGGACGCTCCGTGAGGACTGCGGTTACTGCGAACCCCAGCAGCACCACAGCGGCGATGAAGACCTCTATAGCCTTCACGCCCCTCACTTGCACAGCCTCCTCGCCGCCTTCATCAGCATGTTCTTGCCCTTGATGGACAAGTGAACCTCGTGCTCTCGAAGGGAGTGAGCGGAGGTCCTGAAGTCCACAAGCCCCAAGCCCTCCTCGCCCTTGCGTGTCTTCACGCCCAGGTCGAGCATTGCACGGCTCACGGTCGAGGGTGGATAATCCCACTTCTCGCTGTAGTATTTCTGAGACTTGCCCTCATCGAGAGCGAGCCTCAGGAGCATCTTCACTTGATGCAAAGGAATGTTGGGCCGCAAGGCTTCAAACTGATCTAGCACTTCAGCGAGACCAGCAAGCACCTTGCGCTCATCGTCGTTGAGTTCAGTCACCCTAGTTCCCTTGCCGCCTGTCAAAACATCTGTGTTTGCAATCTCTAACATCATTCGCCGCCCACCTGTTAATTACTCGTTAACGTTGTTCACAAGAGTAACGAGACCACTCCGAGAGCCAGTGCGCTGAGAAAAACCGCTCTGGACCCAAGCAGCGCCCCGAGTATGAGTGCCATACTCGATATCTGCAACAGCATTCTTTCGGTTCCTGTAGTTATGAGGCGTTAAGAAAACCTTATTGCTTGGTGGCTTCAGTCTCCTTTGACAGTGTGCCCTCGACGTTGAGGAGCGTTCTGCGGACAGCCTTGGCGCTACTGCACAACCAAGGCACTAAGAGGGCCATAGCCACCCACGTCGCAGCCCTCACGTATTCGTCGGCTGTAGGTATCGAGAAGGCCAGCGCGGGTGGTACGATTAGCAGGTTGCGAGCGAGGGGAAACGCTAGGGCCAGCAGCACGGCGTGTGACTGCCCCAGGATTATCGCAGTGCATACCACAGCCACACCCATGAGGATGGAAGCAGTGTGCGGCGGAAAGAACAGCGTCATGAGGTACGCCAGAGGCACCGTGACCGCGAAGACAGCCCCAACCCACAACAGGCTTGGCGAGGTTCGCACGCAGCGCTTTGGCTTGAACTCGACTAGGCGCGCTAAGACGGCATCGTCATGGAATGGGACGATGACCAGCAAGTTCCCGTCCAGGCCATTGTGAATACCTTCGAGCAATAGACCGACCTCTCCAGTCACCTTGTCAATGGATGCCACATGGCACCGCTCACTCCCTGCCACAAAGGCATAGGGCGATAGGTCCACTGGCGCTGTGAACTCCCAGCGTTGCCCGATGGTGAAAGCCAAGCTCGCATTGGGCACCACACGGATCGCCATAAAGTCCCCCTCCTCAGTGTCGCATATGTCCCCCGTCGCTTCGTTGATCCATCCCGACTGCACTGCGAGCGTCCCCGCTACACGATAGAACGCAGGCTTTAGATTGGTTAGTGGCATTGTCGCATTCCCATAAGCCGCCGCACCGGCCCCATTTGACTTGTTGAGCCCTGCCCTACTGGGGCAGAACGATAAACGCATATCCCCACCAGTTTGTTCTGGCCTCGTCGCTCGCCTCCTCTCGCGTTGTGTGGTCGAAGCCTACCTCCTGCCACAATCCCCGTATTTTAACCAATAGTCTATATGTCATAGCTGATACTCGGTTAATGTGGATAATCCAAACCCGTTAAACTACTGCCTTGTAGTCCAGGGCGATGAGACAGGCCGCGCTCCAAGCACGGTCGGAGGTTTTGAAGTCCCCTTGCGTGTGCGCTGGCAAGCGAGGGCGAGACGGCACAGTCACCAGCCAGCCGTTGCCGTCTTCGTTCTCGACCACGCCAAAGCCCTTGCCTTGCGCTTCGATAATCAGTTGCATCCTGTCAGTCATCAATCCTGCTCCGTGAGTTTGGCGTATGTCTTGGCTGCGAGGTAAGCGAGCGTTGCCGCCTCGACGCGCTTGCGCTGCTTGTCGATCTCGCCATTGCTTGAACCACTGGCAAACAAGGCTTTGGCGCGCTCTATCTCGACCTCAGCGTGTCGCTGAAGCTCCTCAACGATCTGCTGTGGCGTCATTGCCTGCCCCTCATCTGCTCGACCGTCTTGAACTCGAAGCAAACGGTTTCAGTGGAACGAACACGCTGAAGCGTCGAATATGCCACTAGGCCAATGCAGGCGATGAGGAGGAAGGCAAACGCAGCTTCCCAATGCGACGGGGGCTTATAGGTCATCCCTCAGCCCTCCCCTGCGAACGGGTTGGGCAAGCGAGCGGCGCGAAGCTCTTGAGCGTATGCAGCGTTGCGCGTGGTTAGCTGCTCTGAGATATCGCGTAGGCTGTCACCAAAGAAGTATTCGGCACCCTTGCGCGCTTGCCAGCGCTTGCCGCTCTTGCTGACTTTCCAAGCCCCATTGGCGTAACCCGTGTACTCGCCCTTGCGATACGCGCTCTTATCAATGTTGTGGTACATCGTCCAAACCTTCCGATTGATTGTTATGGTGTTCGATCAGGCCGCAATGAGAGAGGGTTGACTGTGTTCGGCCTCCTCCGTCATCTGAGGCACCCAGTCCCAATGAGGGATATCAATCGAGAGGAGCGCAGGGCCACCGTTTCAGTCCGCGAATAGCTGTAGCGCTTGCACTTCCACTCAACAGCCCGAACGCGCGCCTTCCATTTCCCTTCGACCTCGACACCATCCCAAATAGCTACCGCGTTCGTACCTTCGGGAATGGTCAATCCGTCACGTTGCGCCAACCATTCCGCGTAGAGCGTTGCCCGTTGCGCTGTGTATTCCTTCGCGCTACCAACCTTCGCAGCGCTGTTTGTCGCCTTGTGCTTGACCTTGTAGCGTTCGCCCTTCACTCGCACCCAGCGCTTGCGCGGTAGAGGCCCGTAGACAGGCAAATCACGATGAGGGAAACGAGGATTGCCCTCTTTGCCTTCCATGTAACCATAGACTTTCCAAGCCATCAGAAGCCCCTCCCGCCCAATACGCCGCGCGGTCCATCTCGAAGGCTGTAGAAGGCGTGAAGCGCTGCGATGTAGCTGTCATGAGCGTCTTTGATCGCCACATCATTGCTCAACGCCTCATCGAAGGTCGTATCGTCATTGCGACGACCAATCCCCTTGCCGTTGACGTGCTCCACAGCCCTGTACCAGTGCCACTCAGTGAAGCCGGGGAACGATTGATCTATTGAGGCGAGGAAGCGCTCGAAGGCTGCTTCGTGAGCGCTCTTGAGCGCGGCAAGCGTTGTCATGGTGTTTAATCCTCTTGTGTGTTGATTGCAGGCGTAGCTAGGCCGTTACCGATACCAATAAGTCACGCCTTCAAACTCGACGCTGGAATAATCCACACGCAGATTGCGCGCTGTCGCTTCCCAATCAATTTCGATATAGCTAGGGAGGTCTTTGCTAACGTCTCCGATATCGTTGCAAAGCTCTTGCATGGCAGTCACGAAATAGCTGTCACGGATGAGACCAATCGGATACCAAGAGCCGCGCCAATCGTGGTCGCCACCATTGCCCTCTAGATCGCTTAAAAGCTCTTGTAGCAAGGCATATTCCGCGCCTTCGTCTGCATCCTCGAAAGCGTCTTTGCCATCTACTGGCGCAATCCAGTAATGCCAGTTGCCAATGGTCTCGCCGTATTCGGCCTCCTCGTTAGCATCGTTCAAGCGCTTGATTGCGTCTTCGAGGTTAGCAACTAACGTTGCATCGTCACCCGCAAGCGCTTCGCTGTCCCCGTAGGCAAGCTCTATGGCCTCCTCAAGGTCTTTAACGATAGCGTCCCGCGCGTCAGACCACTCCTCAAAGCCACACGGCTCACTATCGGGCATATACCCAGGCATATTGCAGCCAGCCGCCCAAGGCTTTCGGAGGGCTTCAAGCTGCTCGAAGCGCTCTGTAACGTCCCGAACGTCGATATGGTCGTCTGTGCTGCTGATTTCGATTGTGCGGCTCATCTCGGTATCTCCTATGCTGTGGTTTGTCTGCTGTTGTGGTTGATCTAATCGAGGAAAGAGCGGCGAACGAAGCGCTCTAGTGAGGCATTGCCGCGCAGCTTGTGTGTCACTTCGAGTGCGCCAAACTCTCTACGGCCCTCTTGCGCCTTACCAATCTGCACAACGTTTGAGCCATTCCAGCAATCCCGTTCGATACCGAAATAGGCTTGGAAAGCGTAGACAAGCTCCTCACGAGTGCAGCTATCAGGGGATGAGCCAATGTAGCTTAGAGCGCTCTTGCGCTTCGCCTCATCTTTCGGGAGATAGATCGAACCGACCTCAATCCAGAACAGGTTGTCAGGGCCTCCCGCGTCAGTGCAGGGAGTGACTTGCACGGCGCAAACGTAGTCATCCGCACCATCCTCACGCCAGAACAGTCCACCATTCTCAAGGTTGTTATCGCCACTGTAATGCCAGCGCTTTGCCATCTCTAAAGCTCCTCTAAGCCGATTGAATGCTGTTGTGTTGATTGGTGACGTGGATCAGGGCAGGCAACGGGTGAAGTTCATTGCCCGCATGACCTTGCGGCGATAGTGCGAAGACGTGTGGCACGCGTTAGCAGCGCGCAACGCTTGCTTGAGGCAAGCCATCGCAGTGAACTTGTCACCACGCGTGACAGCGACAGCAGCAGCTTGAAGAAATTCGTTGTAGGCATTGGCGAGGTCGCGAGACATGGGAAGCTCCTATGTGTGAAGGGTTGAGAGTGTGGACGATTAGGACAGAGCGGAGAGCAGATAGCCGCTGGCATCGACAGGCGCGACCGTGAAGTGCAAGAGAGGAAATGCAACGCGATAGCGTTCCGCGACCGTCTCGCCATCCTCAAAGCTCTCGAAGCGCAACAGAGCAGGCTTCACGCAACCCCAAGCCATCGCGCCGTCATTGCGACAGAACAAGCGATGAGAGGTCGAGACAGGCGCAACAGCCGCGCCAAGGTAACGCGTGCCCCAACCCTTCGAGCCATCGCAAGCGACAGCAGCAGGCGCAACGGGCTCGACAGCTTCGACAGCCGCAACGGGCTCACGAGCGGCGAAGAACGCATCAGCAAGCGCGGCAAGCTCCTCATGTAGCGCAACGCGCGAATGGGAAACGGTCAACATCGTCCAAGCTCCTCAAAGGCGCGGGGTTGCGCCGACCTCTTGAGTAGGCCAGAACACACGAACAAAGTCAACACACGTGCAGACAATCTGCTGAAGATAATCGACCACGCTGGTAACGAATGCGTGAGAATGCAAGTATTCGCGAAGCACTCCAAAGCCCTCAAGAGCCCTTGAGCCCAGGTCAAACAACGCCTTTGAACGACCAAGCCTAGCGTAATACAAACGTGCAACACACAATATGTGCCAACGATATCTAGTAGGCGTGGCGCTCGACAGGCACTAGACGCTCTGACGCGCTCGACCATTACCCTCGCGCTCTGGCGTGGCCTAATGTCTGGAATGGTTGTCACCGATTTGTGTCACCGCATACATCTAACGCATTGATATCACTAGCCTTGCCGTAGATATCGTATCTACTAGACCACGCCATTCGAGTGGTCGAGAGCCCTTCAGGGTCCCTTTCGAGCCATCCCCCTTGGCATGGATTTTGCGAAATCGACTTCAAAATGTCGGACTAAATCCGGCGTTGTTGTTAGACCGAATTGGCTCTGGAAAACCCCTGGGGCGGGTCCCATCTTGGCCTAATTGTGGTCAAGTATAGGCAAGTATTCGCGCATTATGGCGCTCCGGCACGGATTGTCGAATACTTACAGCGGGTTAGCCAATCCGGCCCGCACCTATACACAGGAGGCGGTCTGGATACCGCAAACAACTCATCATTCGGGTACTGGATTACTCGACATATACTTCAAGAGGCTCGTTAAGTGCCCGTAGAGACCTTCAACTACCTTGACAGCCTCAATCCGTCCAACCCCCCGACCTCTGACGGTCTCGTGGGTGGCGACGACCACCTGAGGGGCATCAAGGCGACCCTAAAGACCACCTTCCCGAACATCACTGGAGCCATCACGGCGACCCAGGGCGACCTCAATGGCGCTGCTGGCATCTTCACCAATGGTGCGGGTGTCCTCGCGGACGCTGGCGCGATGTTCAAGACCAACAGCACGGACGGTTTCAAGAACCCTCTGGCTGGTGACATTGACGTGTACCTCCAGGGCGCTATTGCAGCGACGTGGAGCCGAGCACTCAGCGTCAACACCTACACCGTCAACGGCAAGATAACTGCCACTGGTGAAATCAAAGGCCCAGGCGTTCCTCAGCCGGGCGCTACGATGATCTGGTGGGATGACACGCTCCCCACGGACGGCCTGTGGGCCTTTGCGAACGGTCAGATCGTAGCCAACGCGAACATCGTGTGTCCGATCTTGCTGGCCCGATGGGGCAACCGCTTCGGTGGCAACGGCGTGACCACCATGGGCCTCCCGAACCTCCAAGAGGTCGTGCCGGTTGGCAAGAGCACCATGGGTGGCGCTTCCGCTCCAGGCTTGCTCTCGACCATCTCGACAGGCGTCAAGCAACTCCTCGCGGCCATCTTCGGTAGTGAGACGCACACGCTCACCGCTGGTCAACTCCCTTCCATCACGTCAGCGAACACCAACAACGTCTCCCTCAACGTCTCCTCCAGCACTGGAGACTTCATTAGAGGTCCTACCTCGACGCAAGCTGGCACTGGCACCGCTACGATTTCTGGTGTGGCGTCAGGTGCTGTTGCCTCGTCTGGTACGATTGTCCCAGGTGCTATTACTTCGACCTCGAACAACACCAGTGGTCAGGCTCACAACAACCTTCAGCCCTCCATGGTGGTCAACTGGATCATCCGTCTAGGCTGATCTGTTTCATCTGGATTGGTGACAGTGGACTTGGGGGTAAGGGGGCTTAACGCCCTCTAGAGCACTCTGAAGCTCCTTAAGAGCAACTACTATGAGTTCTTTACAGAGAACTATAGCATAGCTCTCTAGAGCTTCTTAAAGCTCCTTAGGTGCTCTTAAGAGCTTACCCTCAGCCCTCCCTCCTCATCATCATTGTTGGTGCCCCCGCTTTAGCGGGCTTGGTGCCTAGCGAGCTTTAGCGAGCTTCAAGGAACCTATATAGCTATGGCACTACCCAAGCTCCGTGACCTCGACAAGTTCGGCGTCATCACGGACATAGACCCTTTCGACCTCCCCTTGGGTGCATGGTCGATGGGCATCAACGTCCGCTTCGAGGATGGACGGATCAACTCCGCTCCCGTGTGGCGCGCTGTGGGCTCCCCGCTCGCTAACGCCTCTCCTCGCTTCTGCTACATCGCCAACCGCGCCGACAGCAGCACGACGGTCTTCGTCGGCTACAAGAACGGCACCATTGCGAACTGGTCTCCCACCGCTGAGACCGGCTACAGCATCTCGGGCTACACGCCTGCGGACGCTGAGGCTGCTTGGTCAGGCTGCGTGCTGGCTGAAGTCGTCTACATGAACCGTGAAGACCGTGTGCCGTGGTCCCTCGTGCCCTCAGGTACGCAGTTCACCACCCTCGCGGGTTGGAACAGCACATGGCGAGCGAAGCTCATCCGCTCCTACGGCAGCGCCATCGTGGCCCTGAACATGACCAAGAGTGGCACTCGCTACCCGACGATGGTCAAGACCTCCGATATCGTCACTGACCCAGGCGTCGTCCCCTCGACGTGGGATGAGACGGACGCGACCAACAACGCCACCGAAAACCTCCTCACGGAGATGAACGGTGAGATTGTTGAAGCAGAGGTCTTGGGTAGCTCCCTCATCCTCTACAGCAACTCAGAGACGTGGCGTATGACCGCCGATGGCTCTGACGACGTGTACAGCTACGCCAAGCTCCCCTTCAGTGGTGGAGCGATCAGCACCAACTGTGTTGTCGAAGTGAACAACCGGCACTACGTGTTCGGCTCCACGGACTTGTGGATGCACGACGGCCTCACCATGACCAGCATTGCAGACCGCAAGGTTCGCAAGTGGGTCTTCAAGGCCATGAACGCGAAGTTCTCCGATAAGTTCTTCGTCAGTTACAACCCGTCGCTGAACACCATCTCCTTCAACTTCGTCAGTGGTGACGAGTTCGTTGCATTCAACGGCTCAGGCTGCAACCGCGCTGCGGTCTACAGCATCACCAACGGCACATGGACGTTCGATGACCTCCCCCTCGTGTTCGCCTCTGGCTACGCGAAGGTGTCTCTCGCCACGTTGACGTGGGCGAACGTCACGGCCTCATGGGAAACCATCGGTGGCTCGTGGAAGGACCTCGAAGACGGCTTCAAGCGCGTCCCGGTCTATGTAGGTGAGACAGTCTCGCCCTTGACGGCTCGTGTGTATGCTCGTGACCCTTACGAGGGTGGTGTACTCGCTGCGGACGTTGACACTGTGGCTACGCGCCCAGGCTTGCTGTTGCGTGAAGGGATGGACTTGGACGAACTCGACGCGGACCTCCGCGGCTACAAGGTCATCCTTGGCATCTATCCCCAAGGGAGGCTGGCCCCTGACGCTGCTCCGCTCACGTTCACGTTCGGTGTGACTGATTATCCCAACGTCCCTGCTGTGTACGGTCTCCCGCAGACCTACAACGCACTCGAAGACTACAAGCTCGACTTCACTGAAGCCGGGCGCTTCCTCTCCATGAGGATGGATTACCCCGACTACAAGACCATGAGCCTTAGCGGCATTGACGTGGACCTTGACGTGTTGGGGCAACGATAAGCCCACGCGAACCTGAGTGTCAGACAAGCCATTGTGCGCCCTGATCCAGAAGTAAGTGGCCGCGCGAGAGACAAGTGAGGGACTTCGGTCGCGCCTCCGGTCGTCTCTCGCGCTTTCCCTTTCAAGAGCCAATGCGGACCACGCGCGATCTGTGGTGTCAAAGCGGTGCTACAGGCCCAGTGCAGGTTAGCTGAGTGTCGGGAGCAGTCCCGCAGCCGCTTCACAATTCCCCACGAGGACCTATGGCCGACACTGACGTACTGCGCCCCTACAAGGTGGGCGACGTTCCTGCATTGCCCGATGGAGACAAGCTCTATCTGGCCCAGGAGTTGAAACGTATCTCCCAGGCCATCGGCTTGCTCGTGCAGACCATGAAGAAGCTCGAAGCGCGCATGGTCGCTCATGGGATTTGAGTTCTATCAAGAACACGAACTCTCCACGAGCCCTGACTATCACTCCGTGCTTCACGAGCTTCGAGACGAGCACGACAACCAGATGCTCGTCATACACATGGACGTGTACCGCTTCGCTCCCAGTGTGCTGAAGCGCATGATCCAAGAGTTTGCATCGCTGCGCTCGTGTACCGACGCAACCATATTCGCTATCGAGCCCAACCCCAACGATGGGCTGTGGCACCGCTACGTCTCCCACATGGGCTTCGAGTTCTCCTCGCACGTTGAGTGCACTGATGGAGGAACGCGCCGATGCTACGTGAGCAAGAAAAAGAACAATGACCCAATCAAGCACTCAGACGCAGCAGTCCTCCCAGCCGTGGAGCGTGCAGCAGCCGTAC